TCTACCACCTTCTCTTCTAGGAAGCCAAAAATCTTCCATCATACTCATAAATTTCTTATCATCACGCATCTCACCAGTATTAGCATCATAAACTAACTTATTACGATACCTCATCATTACATCACGAAGGTATTGTTCTGCCTTAACTTTTGGTAGATTACCTACATCAATATAGAAAATTCTTCTTTCTGGTGCTCTTGATAGACGATAAATTACCAAACTATCTTCAATCATCATTAACTGATTGAGAGGTTTGATTGCTTTATGCATCCAAGAAAGAGTTGTTCCCTTATTTCTATCTACTAATCCAGAAGTACAATAAGTAACAGAATCACGAGTCATCTTAATACCTTTTGCTGGATTTCCACCAGAAGAGGTATAAACTGGATTACTTGCTCCTTGAGGTGTGTATATAAAATATTCTTCTATAGGTGGGAAATCATATTGAGCTACTCCTTCTTTTTGAAATGCATTACCATTACCATTATTTTTCTGCTTCTTCATCTGGCGTATATAACGCATTTTAGCAGCGTCAATATACCTTAATTCTTGTATACCTTCATGAGGTGCTTTTTGATCTATAACTTTATTATAATAGAGTCTTCCATCAATATACCAATTTCTAAAGATCTCATGTGCTTTTTTATCAAAATCTAAAAGTTCACAAATAAAACTAAATTCTTCTCTTATCTTCTTCTTTATACCATCACTAGCATTTAAATTTGATAGTTCTATTTGTACTGGACTATCATTTGTATCAGATACAATTGCTTCATTTACAATATCTTCAACAGCACTATCACATTCAGGATATAAAGACATCTGACGATATCTTCTAAGAAGATCATTTTCAGTCTTATAAACACCTTCAATATCTACATAAGAACCAAAAAACCCAGAGCTTACGTAGTGCTCCGATCCATCCTGATTGTTAGGAGGGACAGGAGATACCAGACCTGGGGGTGTTTTTTCGGTATCATCAATAGAGAATCCAAATAATCTCGCCATCGTATAACTTCGTTTATATTACTATTATAACCTATTTATCAACTAATTAAAACCTCTCCACCAGAACCACTGGATTGAGTGGAATTACCAACTGTGAAGTACTGAACTTTAAATGTTACTCCAAATTCTTCAATAGAATCTCCAGTATCATAACTTAAAGCAATTTCATCTATGGTAGTTGGCCAAATATCATAGAACTTGTATGTTCTAAGAACAGTTGAATCTCCACCATCATTAGTTCCAGTACCAGGAGCATTACCCCTTCCTAACTGTTGAACATAAGCATCAGTCATATAAGAAGATGGATTAGTAACACCAGTTGCATCATCCAACTTACTTAAAGCATTTGCCCATTTTTCAAATGCAGTTCTAAGTCTAAAGTCTTCATCATTGATGACTGTTACTGTCCAATCATCAAATGTTCTATCTCCAGCAACTTTAAGTGATCTTCCTCTAAAAGGAATATCAACTGTTGCTACGTTAGAAGCTGGCATTGTTGCAGCTTTACATAAGAATTTGAAAATACCATTCTCTGAATCATCACCAGGTCCCCAGTCACCTTGGACTGAGGATGGGAATGTAGGAATTGATACCTCAAAGAGATTGGGGCGGGCAGCACCACCTATTAGTTTTGCCTTAAATTGTGAGAGTGTTCTGGTCTCAGCCATTGTTTTGTCCTCCTATCTGTTATTTAATAAAGTTAAACAGTTCCTACAATTTCTTCGAATGCAACACCAGTTCTGGTAGCAACGAAGGTCAAAGTAACATAGTTGATAGACTTGGTTGGTTTCAAGTAAATATCAGCTCTGAATTCATTATTATCAATAATATCAGGAGTGTTATTTGTTTCATCACAAACAACTAGGAAGTCATATAGACCTCTCTTAGCTTGTACATCCCTTAGATATGGTTCAACAATGTTAACAAAGTTGGACCTTGTGTTTGCATCATTAAGTTCAAAGAGTTGAGCATTTGCAGCACCCTCAAGTGATTGCTCAACTGTTAAGAATAACCTTCTAACATTGATTCTATCAAAGGCAGAAGCATATCCTAATCCAGTCTTATCACCAAAGAGTAAAATTCCATTGCCCTTCTGATTAATAATTGGATTAATTCTTGAAGAATAAAGAAGGTCTCTTTGATCTTTATCTGGTGTGTAAGCAAGTTTTACAGCATTATTCAAGATTCCTCTCTGCTGTCCAGCAGGTGAGAACCAAGGATAAGCATTGATTCCTGTTCTTACCATCAATCCAGCAATGTCTCCATTACATGGAACCCAACGGAACTCATTATTAAATCTATCATACATGTACTTGTATCCACTATCAAATACACCATAAGAAGATGATGATAGAGGACTGAAGAATTTCAGTAGATTATTAGTTTGAGTTGTAGCGTTTGTTACATTAACAACATTTGCTCTATGTGGACTGATTGTTGCCATGCAGTCTTTTCTGGAACCACAGATAGAAAGTAGTAAATTAGCTTTTGCTTGAGTCTCACTTTCTACACTTAAACCAGGTCCCATGATAAGGAAGTCAACTGCAACATCATCCTTGTTCTTAAACTTATTATATGATGTTAGTAAGTTTCCTAAAGTACATGAATATGAATCAGCAGAACCATAGTCAACTCCACCACCAAATGTATAAGAAACATTTCCTAAACTACTATAAGTAATACCTTGAGCGTTTACACCCCAAGTACCATCTGCAGTAGTATATTTTGTAAATGCAGTTGAGAAACCATCTGCTTTAGGACTTGTTAACCAATAAGCATCAGTTCCTTGTGATGGGTTATATCCAGCATAGATTTGAGATGAATTATCTACAAGGTAATCCTTATAGTAAGTCTTCTTACCAGATTCTCCATCAGCAACAGCATCCTTTGCTTTTGAAAGGAATGTGTGCTTCTCTAAAATATTTCCCTGTACTCCTGTGATATCTCCTGTATCATCTACAATAACTAAGTGTAGTGAGTCATTAGCACCTTGTCTCTCTGAAACATAGTTACTAGTAACTGGTTTAGAAGCAATTGTCTTCCAATACACTGTTGAATTAGTTAATCCAAGAGTCTGTTGATCATACCAGTCAGCAATACTAGTTGTACTCCAAGTTGAAGTAGCAGTAGGACCAGTGTTTACACCAGAGTTATTAACATATCTGATTGTTGTTCCTGATTCAAATGATCTAGCAGGATCACTTTCAGCATAACTTATAGCAGTTTCTGTACCAGCATAAGATACCCTAGATGTAATCTTAACATCAAAAGTACTTGCTGATGTAACAGCATCAGTTGAAACACCTGTAATGATTCCTTTCAGGTATCCTTTAAATTCTGATGTTGAACCTGCTCCAGGTAAAACTACACCATCTATTGATGCTGTAATACCATATCCAATAATAGCACCAGCAGTTGTAAGACTATCGGTAGTAATACCAATTGTCTGATCAGCAAGGTTGTCAATATAACAAACCTTCATTGTGTTTGACCAAGAACCCGGGTTCTTTGCTGCGTAAGTGAAATTGGTAGCAGTTTTCCAATTTCCTTCGTAATTGTCTTTGTTCTCAATTGCTAATACAGTTGTAGATGCTATACCTACACCAGCATTACCATTATTTAATCCTGTTCCACTAGTTCTTACAACCTTAATAACTCCCCCATATGATAGGAAAGAAGAAGCAGTCATCCAATATTCGTATTGGTTGTCATTGGATTGAGGCTTACCAAAGGTATCGATTAGTTGCTGTGAAGTATTGATTTGTGTAACTTCATTAACAGGACCGATTGGAAATGGACCTGCAATAGCACCAATGTTATCTAATACGTTTTCAGCTCTTCCTACTGTAAGATCAACTTCCCTGATTAGTACACCAGGAGATAATTGAGGAGTCGCCATGTTTTTTTCCCCTAAAATTCTCAGTTTATCTGGAAATATTTATTGTTTTCAATGTTTTCAGAGGGGAAACTTCGCACGAACACTTTACCAGTCTGGATATAACCAATCAGAGAAATTTCTATGCCTTTTTCTATTTCTTACTACTCTTCTTGCAGTACATATCTTACACTCATAAGAATAAGCAGATGGTAGAGTTCCTCTATCCTTTCTAGTTAAATAAAATCCATCTATTAGATTCTTTGTTTCTCCACAAACTCTACATTCCCTATCTGATAGGAATAGATGGTTATAAGTTATTTGTTCATCTATATCCACTTATTAAGGTTTTCCTGTTTTTATTTGTGTTTCTAAAATTGCATCACGAATAATTCTTTGCAACTGTCTACTTTTCTTTTTACCTAAACCAGCAGATGCATCTATCTTTACCTTTACCCAATAAAGACCTATAACCACTAGAAGAAATGGAATAGCATCTGCCCATGAGATCTCATTCCAAGCCTCTACTACATTTAACATTCCAAACATAACTAATTCAATAACTATTACTATCTATCATAGAACTTGAACAACTCCCTTAACATCTGGTATCTCCATCATAAGTTTCTTTTCTATACCTTGTTTCAAAGTCATAACACTCATAGCACATGTTTCACATGCACCACCAAGTCTTACCTTAACATAACCTTGTTCTGTCTCAACATACTGTAAAGACCCACCATCTGCTTCAATGTATGGTAACAGTTCTTCTAAGACTGTTATTATGTTTTCGTCAGTTAGTTCCATTATTTTTCAGCAGCGTAAAGTGCAAATGTAGAAGTAGTTATAACAGTCATCATGTTAGCAATATGTTGTTTCACATCAGAATCACATGTCTTACCAGGTAAAAAGCAACCAAATATAGTTGCTCCTACTATTCCTAACTGGAATAAG